CGCCCCATCCAGGTAGGCCAGGTAGCCGCCGAAGCGGTTGAAGACGTGGAACTCCCAGCAGTTGACGGTGGACTGCGGCAGCCGCGCCCGGGCGTCCACCTGCAGCCCGGCCATGACCACACGCGCTTCGTCGGAGCCGACGTCCGCCTGCAGGCCCCCCTGCGAGAGCCGCACCTCCACCTGCCGGATGGCGTCCACCTGCAGCCCGGCCATGGAGACCCGTCGCTCTTCAGAGCCAGCCTCCACCTGTAGGCCGCTCTGGGACACCCGCACCGTTTCCGAGTCCACGTCGGCCTGCAGGCCGGCCTGCGTCACCAGCACGTCGACGATGATCACCAGGTTGGCCAGGGAGGATGCAGAGACGGACGCCCCCGAGGCCGAGAGCGCCATGGTGGCGAAGAGGGTCGGCGCCGATCCGCTGCTGGTGGATGCGCCGCTGGCCGAGAGCGTCAGGGTTGCCACGTCAGTCCACCGAGATGGCTAGTTCGTTCGCCCCGAACTCCAGCGAGTCCCCGTTGTTGGCGTCCCGGGCCGTGTCCAGCTCCCAGTAAGCCAGGACATCCCCCACTGTGCCCGAGGAGGCCGTGCAGAGGAACACGTGGGTCACCTCCGGCGGGTCGGCGGTGAACGTCCCGAAGTTGATCACCGCGCTGTTGCTGATCTCCGACGGGTCTCCGGCCGGCGCGTCCCAGGTCACTGCCTGGCGGGAGTAGCCAGCCGTGGAGATCTCATTGCCGGCGAACGTGGCCAGCGTGTCCGTGTCGGGGCTGCCAGGAAGCGCCGTGGCCAGCGCCAGGTACATCCCGGCGGCCGCCGACTGCGCCTCCCCCACCCCGGCCTGTACCGCCCGGTCCGCGCCTGCCTGCGTCAGCTGTCCGCTCATCACACCACCTCCACGCCAGACTCAAGGGCGTTGACCTGCGCCGGAGTCCAGGCCCCCGAACTGCCCAGCACCTCGTAGACCGGAGCGCTCTTGTACAGCGCATAGTTCGGGTCCACCGTCACGATCGCCTCCGTGTCGCCGTCGTAGTTGGTCCCCGAGTGGCGGATCAGGTGCTTCACGCTGTTGCTGCCCGTCTCGGCCAGCGCCGCCTGGAACAGCGCCTCGATCAGGTCCACGTCCACGATCTCCGCCGGCAGGTCCTCCAGCTCGAACAGGTCGATGTCGGTGCTGGTGTCACTGCTGATATAGTCGGTGGCGCTGGCTGGCACCTCGTCCACCAGGGCGTAGTTGTCCGCCCCGGCCGACGGCGTCCAGTCGTTCTGCGTCCCGTCCGCCGACGGCTTCAGCAGGTAGACGCCGCCCTGGCCGATCCAGGAGTTCTGCTGCGAGCCGCTGGTGTCGTTGACGGCGATGTCGTCGAGGTATTTCTTGGTGATCCCCGTGTTATTGCCAACGCCGTGGGCGCCGAAGCGGAAGGCCCGGATGCCGTCCGTGGACCCAACCTGGGTATCCCCGGTGTAGCTAATGTCCGTGGCGCCGTTCACCTTCACGGTCACCTGGCCGCCCGAATTGGCGATGCTGATATAGACCTCGATGACCCACCACGTGTCAGCGGTGAGCACCGCAGAGCCAGTGTCGACGACGGATCCCCCGGTCTGCCCGAGGGCTCCCGTCCCTCCCGTCTTCACCCGGAGGAGAAAGTCGTTGGCCGCAAGGCCAAGGGACAGGTGCGCGTCGCCCGCCTCGTCGAAGACCGCGAAGACGGCCTCGTAGCTGTCGTCGACCGTGCCTTCCAGACCGGTGTGCCGAAATGCGAACCGAACGTACAACTCGGTGGGGTCGTCGGCCAGGGTGTGGGTACAGTAGGTGTACGCGAGGACGGAATTCGCAAGGTTTTGCGGCCTCCAGGCGTACCCTCCAGTACGCACGGGTGTGGCCACAACCGCATCGACCAGGCCGTTGCTTCCGTAGCTCCCATTGTGCTCCAACACCTCGCCCAGCTCGAAGCCGGTTGTGAATCGTCTTGCCATGCGGACCTCCTAGACGTAGGTCTGTGTGAACTCCACGGTGACATCCGTGGTCCCAGCGTAGCCAGAGCTGGCCACCGTCAGCGTGCTGACCCCCACCGGGATCTCCAACCATCGCACCTTGCCTTCGTGTGTGATGTCGCCGCTGGCGTCCACCCCATCCACGTCGGCCTCCCAGCTCTCGCAATCGATGGTCAGCGTCTCACCGACGACGATCGAGTCGTTGAACTTCACCCACACGCTCCCGATGGTGAACGTCGGGTTGGCGATGGGTCCCGTCACCGTCAGCGTGGGGATGGCCACGTACGTCCCGTTGTTGGTGATGCCAATGTTCTGCGGGCTCGCCGTGATCGTCGTCGGCCCCACCGTCGTGGCCGCCGCGGCGTACCACCACGGGTCCGCCAGGAGGAACTCCACCACGAACGCCGACAGGTTCGTCCCCTGGGGCTGGAACTCCACGGCGTTGTTCACCTCGGCCGTGGCGTACCGTGTGACGCCGCCCATGGTGTGGCTCAGGGTGTGCTGCCCATCCCTGGCGAACAGCCCCCGCAGCGTGTCCAGGTTGGACAGCATCTGCACCTCGCTGCCCGCCTCGCTCCCGGTGGTCGGGTGGATGTCCCGCACCCACATGGCCAGGGTCAGCAGCCGTTGGTCGTGCTGCTTCGCCGTGTAGAGCCGGCCCCGCTTGCCGGGGATCACCACGTTGTCGCCCCGCCGCGCCGGCACGTCCACGGGAGCGCCCAGGAGCCGCACGTTGTAGGCGTAGGTGGTCAGGTCGACCCCGTCATACTCCCACGATTGCGCCACCCATCACCCCCTAATAGCCCACGTTCGACGTGGGCAGCGCCGGCGCTGGGGCATTGCCAGATGGAGCCGCAGGCGCCGGCTGCGCGTTCGATGAGCTCACCGGGTCCAGCACGCCAATGTAGGCCAGGTTGCGCAGCTGTCGTACCAGGCTGTTCTCCGAGGGCTCGCCCCGCGGGTTGTTGATCGTCACGTTGACGACCTGCCCGCCTCCGCCCCGGTCGTTGGAGCCGCCCCGCCCCGCAACCCGGGCCGGTACGTTGGCCGCCGGCAGCCGCGCGCCGTTCGGGCCGGTTACGATCGGCAGATCTGTCCCCATGGCCCGCCGCACGTTGGCCGCCATGCTGTTGGCCGCCCGAGCCGCCGCCCGCTGGTTCATCAGGATGCCCCTTGCGAAGGTCTCCGGCAGCGCCCGCCCCGACGCCATCAGGTCAGAGAGCGGCCCGATCTTGGCGTCCGAAGACGGCAGGGCCGCCCGCACCGCCGCCGCCATGGCCAGGGCCGCCGCCACGGCAGAGCCGGTCCGCGCCCTGATCCCCGACGCCACACCCTCGGCGATGGCCTCCCCGGACCGCCGGGCGTCGCTGGCCAGCCCCTGCAGGATGCCCACCACCTTGCTGCGCATGTCCTCCATGAGGCTGACCACGGTGTTGCGCATCTGGGTGGCGATGTTGGTCACGGTGGCCAGGATCGCCCGCCATGTCGTGGTGTAGTTGGCCATGATCGCCCGGTTGGTGGCCATGATGTTGCTCTTGACCGCCGCCAGCCACGACAACACGAACGCCATGAGCGCCGAGAGCATGGCCACGCTGTTGGCGTGCAGCGCCTGCAGCCAGGCGTTGACAATGGCCAGCGTGCTGGTCGTGAAGGTCGTGATGTTCGTGGCCAGCGTCTGCAGCCAGGTGGCAATCCACATCTGCAGCTCGCTGAACGTCGTGGTCACGTTGTTGCGCAGCACCGCCAGCCAGGCCATGATGATCGTCTGCGTCGTGGAGGTGGTGGTCGTGATGCTCTCCCGAATACCCGTCATGGCCTCCACGATGTTGTTCTTCAGCTCCAGGATCGCCCCGAAGTCCAGCGTGAAGCCGCCCCCGGCCTCCGCTCCGCCCCGGCCGCCGAAGATCTTCCCCACCAGCCCGCCGATGAGCTCGGCGCCCTTGGAGACGAGCTCCCCCAGCTTGCCCAGGAAGCCGTCCGTGAGCTGCCCCAGGAAGCCCAGCACCTTGTCCTTGAGCTCGATGATCTTGGCGACGATGTTGCTGACCAGCGTGCCCACCTTCTGGAAGACGCCGGTGTTGATCGTGTCCCAGACCCGCAGCGCCGTGCTCTTGACCGTCTCCCAGGCCCCCGCCCAGTCGCCGGCCAGGATCTGGAGCGCTACTGCGATGTAGCCCTTGATGTACTCAATGCCCGCCTGGACGATCGTCCTGATTCCGTCCCAGACAGTCTTGAAGAAGTTCTTGATGTTGGTCCAGGCGGTCTGGATGATCTCCTGCGCCCGCTCGGAGCTGATCCCCACCGACTCCAGGATGGCGGTAAAGGCCCGGGTGAACAGCTCGCCGATCCGCGGCCCAACCTCCTGGGCAAATGAGCTGATCTTCCCCCACACCCGCTCCCAGATGGCCCCGATGGCCTCCAGCTGGTGCTGGATCTGCCCCACCATCTGGTCAAAGGTGAGCTCGCCCTTCAGGAACCCGGCCACCGATGAGACGATCTGCTTGATCCGCTGGAATGTGGCCTGGATTGCGTTCCACACCACGTCCACCACATCCCGGATCCCCAGGAAGTTGTGCTTCCACGCCAGGTAGAGCGCCGCCAGCACGGCGATCACGATCAGGATCGGCGCTGCCACGGAGCCGATCGCCGCGCCCACCCCGGCCAGCACGCCTCCCAGGGCGCCGATCGCACTGATGATCTGCCCGATGATGATCAGCGCCGGCCCGATGGCTGCCGCGATCGCGCCGAAGATCAGGATCATCTTCTGCGCCGGCGCCGGCAGGTTGTTGAACACCCCCAGCAGCTTGTTGATCGCCGTCACCACCTTCAGGGCGATCGGCAGGAGGTGCTGCCCCAGCTCCGCCCGGGCGTCGGCAAACTGCGCCTTGGCGATGCGTGTAGCGTTGGCCAGGTCTTTCGACGTACGGGCGAAGTCGCCCTGGGCGTTGGCGGTCTGCTCCAGGATGAGGGCGTAGCGCGCCTGTGCCAGCATGGCCGGCGTCAGGGCCTCCGCGCTGTCCGCCAGACCCATCTCTAAAGCCTTGGCCTTGGTTGCCGTCGCACTGAGGTTGACGCCCAGCGTGCGCAGCGGCTCCACCTCGCCCACCAGGCCGGCGCGTAGCTTCTCCAGGGCGATCGTCGGGTCGATGTTGTTGAAGCTGGCCAGGTCGGAGGCCAGCTCCACCAGCGACATGCTCATCTCGGTGGACTTGTCGACGCCGATCCCCATGGAGGTGAACAGGTTGCCGAACGTGCCAGTCGCCTCCAGCGCCTGCTGTTTCGACTGGCCGAACGCCGTGGCCGAGGTCTCCGCCCACTTCTGGATCTGCGCCGCGCTGTCCCCAAACACCACGTCCACCTTGTTCATCGACTCCCGCAGGTCGCTGGCTGCGCTGATGGACGCCAAGCCCATGGCCGCGATCGGCAACGTCACACCGGCCGTCATCTTGGCCCCGAAGCCGGTCACGGCGCCGCCGATCTCCTTCATGGACTTGCTGAAGCCTCCGGCGGTCTTCGTGGCGGATCCAACCGCCTGCGAAAACCCGGAGGCGTCGCCCATGATTTTGACCATCAGCGTGGCAATCGTGCTCACGTTTCACGCCTCGCGTCACGGCCCCCGAAGGCCGCATTCAGCATCTCGACGGTGCTCAGCAGGTCTTTCGGCTCTTTCGTCTCGCCCGGCCCGAACTGCGGCATGAACTCCTGTGGCTTGAACGCCCGCTTGCCCTTGCCCCGGTTCACGTTGGCCACCGTGGAGGCCACGATGCCGGCCCGCAGGTCGGCCCGTTCCTCCCCAAACGGCTCCAGCCCGAAAAATGCCATCCACTCGGAGAGCTCCCGGCTGCTGATCCTGTCCAGGAGCTCCCCCACCGTCATGCCCAGAGCCAACGCTAACCGGAAGTAGAACCGTCGCTCTGGGCGTCGTCGAAACCCTCAGTCAGCTCCTCCAGGTCCTCGTCCGAGAGGCCGCTCAGCCGCTGGGTCACCTCGAACACCCGTTGCAGGGCCCCCGCGCTCTTCTCGCCCAGGGCCTTCACGTCCGAGTCGGAGAAGAGCCGCTTGCCCTCTTCGTCCACCACCGACAGGGCCACCAGGCGGGCGCGCACGTTGGTCCAGTTGAAGCGGATGTTCTTGCCCCGCTGCTGGACCGACTCGCCCTCGAACTGGTCTCGCTCCCGGCCGGTCAGGCTCCGCACCAGCACCGCCCCGCCCCACTCGGGGACCTCGACCTCCTCGACGGTGTAGTCCTGGGCCTGGAGGATCTGCTCACGCGTCAGAATCGGCATGCCCCCTCCTATGCCAGCGTCGGCTGGCCGGTGATCTTCAGCGTCACGGATGCCCGCAGCTCCTCAGCCACCGGCGCAGCGATCTGGAACGCCTGCACGATCGCCGTGAACTGCCAGGTCGTGTTGCCCGAGTCCGGGAACACCAGTTGGAAGTTGCGCCGGGTCCGCTGCAGGAAGTCGTAGATCAGGCCGGTGTCGTAGGCGTGCGTGGCCCCAGTGGGCACGAAGTTGACATCGAACGTCACCTCCCCGCCCCGCAGGATGGTGGCGACGTCCTCTTCCCACGCTCCCGCAGAGCTGTGGTTCGTCACATCCACGATGTCCGTCTCGAACCCTGGGCCGTCGATGTCCTTGACCTCGGCGATGGTCGTGAAGCTTTCGCTCACTGCCCCGTCGCCGATTTTCAGCAGGGTCCCGAATGCAGAAATTGCGTCCGACATTGCCCCCTCCTACGCCGGCAGCCGCAGCACGGCGAACATTACATCGGCCGCGCTGGCCTCGATATCGAGGTTGCCGTCTGTCTGTCGCCAACCATCCACCGCCAGGCAGGGGAAGACGGCGTACTCGCCGGCGCCCACACTGTAGGTGGTGATGTCCCCCGTTCGGTTCTTGTCGTCGGCGACGCTAGTGATCGTCACCGTCTGGGCGCCGACGTTGTCGTTTCGGACCAGGAGGATCTCCCTCCCCGTCAGGGGGAAGACTGCTCCGTCGGCGAAGTCGGCCCCCGCCGCCGTCCACGTGAAGTCCGCCGCGTTTGCCGTCAGCGGCAGGCTCGGATACTTGCCGATCATCTGCTGTACCGTCAGGGTCAGTTCCGCCATCGCCCGTTACCTCCACAGGTTTGGATTCCTGCTCCCGGGGCGCCGTCACTTCACGCCCCCGTTTGTCTGCTACCAGGACCGCCGAGGGCGGCGCAGGCGGCGGCCCGTGCCGCTCCCGCCAGTGGTCCTCCATCCTCGCCAGGTCCATCGTGTCGAAGGGGCACCGCGTGCACTGGTACGTGGTGAACCCCTTCCAGCTCCCGAGCGTGTACCGCCCGTCTTCCATGCTACCCCCTCCACCAGATCGTGGCATCCACCATGACGTGGTACACGCCAGTCGCTGGTTCGTAGTCGTCGACCTCGTTCTCCACGAAGGCCGGTTGCCCGTGGGCGTTCCGCCAGGTGTGCACCGCGCCCTTCACCTGCGCCCCCACGGCCACCGCCTCCATGTAGTGCTCCGCCCAGCACGAGAACTGCCACCGTGCCGAGTAGAGCCCCGAGTCCCCGTCGTGGCTGTAGCGGGTCGTGCCGCTGATCCGCTGGTAGGTCACGGCCGGGAGTGTCGGCGTCTGCGGCAGCCGGACCGGGTAGATCCGCTCGCCCACCAGCGCCGCCAGGCCCGCATAGTCCCCCAGGTGGCCCGCGATGTCCGTCTCGATGGTCATGCCACAGCCCTCATGATCTGGCTCCGCAGCACCTCGCCGATCTCCTGCGCCACCCGCTGCACGTTCTCATCGAACGCCGGCCGCATGTACGGCCTGGCCGGCATGTGCACCCGCTTGGCGAAGATCAGCTGGCCTTCGATCTCGAAGGCCAGGAACCGCGCCTGCCTGGGCGTGATCACCCCGCCAAACTCGTGGATCCGGGCGTACACCACGTCCGTGCCCACCATGACGGTGATCCGGGCCTTCGTCTGGCTCAGCACCTCCACGTGGATCGACCGGGAGAGCGTGCGGGTCAGCTTCGGCGCCTTGGTGGCTGCCGAGTTGCGGAAGATCGCAGCGCCCGACGTGAACGATGTCCTCAGCGCCTGCCCGGCCACCGCGCTGTCCAACTGCCGCAGCTTCCGCAGCAGCTCCTTGTCGCCCTCCAGCTCCACCCGTACCGTCGTCATGTGACCCGCTCCGCCCGCAGGTACGTCGTCTTGCTCTGGCCATCGTGGTCCACGGCCAGGATGTCGTAGTTCACGCCCCCCACCACCGCCCGGTGCTTCGCCGTGATGCTGGCGTAGTAGCCCCGCAGGGCAATGGTGTAGGTCGCCATGGCGTATGTCCGCCCGGGCTGCTTCACCTCGTCGCTCCGCCCGGTGGTCGATGGCGCCACCCGACACGGGATCGAGACGTGCCCCGACAGGTTCGACCAGGTGGGGCGCGGCTCGCCGGCCGCGTCCCGCGTCTCCGTCGCCTCCTGGATCGTGCAGGTCGACGGGTAGAAGGCGGCGAGCGCGGTCAGCATCCCCGGATGGATGATCCCCCGGTCAGGCATCCCGCAGCGCCTCCTTCTCCAGCCGCTCCCGTGCCGAGAAGTCGTCGTACACCAGCTCGGCGACGTCGAAGCCGTAATCGTCGTCGGCTTCCGCGGCCAGGGAGCGCAGCTGCGCCGCCCGCTTCATCAGGGCGTCGGCCAGCTTGGCGCCGTCGGTCTGCAGCTCCAGGATGCGGATCACCTTCAGTGTCAGCGCCTGGTCCGATGCGATGGTCTCCAGAGCCATGGCCGCGGCCTTGCGCACGTCGCTGGACTCCAGGGACAGGAACGCGTCGATCTCCTCGTCCTCGAAGATGTACGTGTCGTAGTTCCGGTCCGGAACCAGCATCCGCACCTGGCCGCGGCTCGTGCTCACATCGTACGTGAAGGCCATGCTACCCCTTCTTGCGCGTCGTGCGCGTCGTGCGACGTTTCGGCTCTGCCTCCGCCGGCTCCCGCAGCTCCACCGTACCAGGCTTGGGCTCCACCCCCTGGGCCTGTTTGTGCAGGAGTCTGCGGATCTGCTGCAGCTCCTCCATGCAGGCCCGGAGGTAGTAGGCTTCGGCGGTCACCGGCGGCGGCAGTGGATCGTGTCTCTCGGCCATGCTATGGCGCCACTTGCGCGTAGGCGAAGCGCGGGTCCAACTGCGTCCCGCCCAGGATGTGCCGCACACGGTACAGCACGTTGTCGGTAGCGAAGTCGCCCGTGAACGGACTGATCAGTCCGCCGCCCATGGCCACCTTGTCGCTGGCCTTCATGCAGATCTCCGGCGCCTCGTACCCGGACAGGAAGTCCATCTGCATTGCCTTGCCCTGGGCCGGATCGGCGAACAGGTACCAGGTGGTATCGTTGGTGGCCGACTGGTCCACGACCTGCAGGTACGGATCCACGTGCAGCTGGATACCCATCTGGGAGATCACGTTGGTGGTCGGATAGGGTGTGGCCGCTCCGCCCGCGCTCTCGGTCCACATCTTGAGCGTGGAGGTGAGGATCTGCCGCGCCGTGAACTCCAGCGGCGGCGGGACCACCAGGTGGATCCCCCGCACGGCGATCGGCTCGCCGTTCACGTCGGTCTGGGCCGCCATCAGCTCCAAGGTCGTTTCCAGGTTGGCGATGGTCAGCGGCAGTACACCCTGGTTCGTCACGTTCTGGCCATCCACGTCGGCGATCGGTGCGCCGAACAGCGCGCCGTTCGGGCCAGCCACGGCCGCATAGAGTGAGGTCACCTGGAACGCTTCGGTGCGGATGGCTGCATCGGCGAACCGCTGCGCGATGTCGCTCATGGCCCCCAGCGCGTCGTTGACCAGGGACTCCCAGGAGATGTCGAACTGCCGGCCGTACTTGTAGAGCTGGCGGGTGTAGTAGGCGTCCGACATGGGCGCCACCAGGTACTCACCCTTCTCCACCACGCGATCCAGGCGCGTGTCCTGGCCCTGGACCTTGTGCATCCTGGCTGCGTTGAAGTTCGGGAGCATGCCAACCGCGCAGTAGCTGCGCCAGTCAGCGAGGGCCGCGCGGTAGCGGGCCAGGATGTCCCGCTCCAGCACGAACCCGAACAGGTCGGGGAAATCACTCGTGGTGATCGCCTCTTTCAGCAGATACTCATGCCGGTGCGTGGGCAGCCGCTTGGCGTTGGTCAGGAGCTCCAGAGCCCTCCCCACCGCGGCTTCGCTTGGCTGGCCCCGCCCCACCGGCGCATAGCCGTCCCAGCCTTCCATCAGACTCAGAAACTCAGCCATTCTGTCAATCCTCCAGTTGTTGCTCCGGGTGGCTCGTATCCACCCGTTGGGTGACCAAGGTTGGCTCACCGGTGGCCGGATCGGTGGTCAGACCCGCCAGTTCGTACAACGGATCTTCCCCCAGCTTCTCCTGGGCCGCCCGGAGCTCTGCCTCGGTTTTCAGGTCGTGCAAAACCCTGTCGACTTCGGCGAGCGCGCCCCCCAGGTTCCAGAGGGCCTGCTCCACCTCGGCCACCCTGGCCTGGAGCTGGCCTTTCTCGTAGTGCAGATCACGGATCCTGCGCTCGTACTCCGCCTTGCGCTCGCCCAGCCATTTCACCAGCATGTTACGCCGCCGTGCTCAGGCCGATATAGTAGACCGTGCCGTCCACGATCACCCGCAGAACCTTTGCCAGGCTCGCCACCCAGGCGCTGTGGTTCTGGAGCTGTGTTGCGCTCAGGCCCACGAACGAGAACACGTTGTCCGCCGTGGCGGCGCCAGTGGCGTCGCCACCGTTGACGAAGCGGTGGATGCTGTGCTCGGTGGCCCCGCCGTAGTCTGTCGCGTCGCCCGCGGCGTAGAGCTCCGACATGCCGCCAGCGACGGTCCCACCCACGTGGGCCGCGTCCTTGTGCAGCAGGGTGGCCCGCAGGCCGACGCCCAGGCCGGTGATCAGACCGTCGTCTCCATACTCCAGCCCGAAGTGGCCGCCGTGCACGCCCCCGCCGATCGTCTCGTTGACGATGGTCCGGCCGCGGATGGCCTCGCCGCCGCCGTTCTGCGCACCAGCCAGCTCCAGGGACAGGTACTGCCCGCGGATCTCGTTCCCGCTGGTCGCGGTGGACTTGTAGCGGTAGTCACGGAACCGCTTGCTGGCCGTGGAGCTGGTATAGGCGGCGGACGACGTGCCCACCAGTTCCTCTGCGTCATCCGGGTCGAAGTGCACCTTGACGGCGCAGACGCCGTTCTCTCCAGCGCCAATGGTGGTGATGGCGTAGCCGAAGTGGCGGTGCGTGTTCTTGTTGCTGTTCTTCGAAAGCACCCCGGTCGACTCGTTGATGTAGATCCGATCGCCCTGCGCCACCGCATTGTTGCCGGCCTCATCCGTCCCGTAGACGGTCAGCCACCAGATCCCCTCGGTATCGATGGCGATGTAGTCAGTGGCCGCCGCCGCGCTGTTGAAGGCGACGCCCACGCCGATGTCCCCGAAAACCACCGGGTCGCCCTTGTCCACGAACCCGTCCGCGTGGGTCGGGTGGGTCAGGAGCGATTCCAGGACCGTGACGTGACGGCCCTCATAGGTCGAACTTGCTTCCTCGCCGGCCGTGTGGCCAGTTGAGACGTAGATTGGCATCTCGTTTTACCTCCGCTCGTCGCTCGCGCGTTCCTCTAGTGGCCCTGGACAGCCAAGGCCGCCAGCTTTTCAGCCTCATCCGCCCCCTTGCCCTGGCGGATGTAGTAGGCCTTGTAGCCCTCGTGCAGGTTGGCGCCCTCGTCCTCGCTGCCAGCGCTGCCCATGCCCTTGATCGCCCCAGTCCCCAGCACCTTGGCCAGGTACTCCAGCTCGGCCTTCACCGCCTCATCGATGATGGTGCTGAACGCCTCCTGGTCGAGCTGGCCATCCGTGACCGGCGCCTGGGCCGCGAGGTTCTCCCGCAGCCGGGTCCGGGTCATGGCCGGCATCTCCACCTTCTCCAGGGCCTGGGACACGAAGTCCTGGGCCTCTCGGAGCAAACTCGCCTCCCTCATCCGCTGCAGCTCCGCATTCGCCGCGGCGAGGTCCTCTTCCGCCTGGTCCTTGGCCTCTTGCAGGGCCTTGACCTCTTCTTCGTTCACTGCATTCACCTCCGGCTCTGTAGTCGCGGCCCTCCGCCGCGCCGATTCGAACAGTTCCAGCACCCGACCGCCTGCGCCGGGCGTGGTCACGAAGTCCACCGAGTGGGCCGACACGATCTCCGTGACGATCCGCCCCTCCCGATCCTCCGCTTCCCCGGGCTCAGCCTTGCCCAGCGCACGGATGCTGACCCCGATGTGCGGCGCCAGTTCGTCGATGGCTGGCCCGAACGCTTCGAAGACCTTGGCGTCCGCATAGAGGCCCGGCCCTCCCGGCCCAGCCTCCACCCACCTGGCGTCAGCCACCAGCTCCGCCGCCAGGTCCCGCAGCGAGCGCTCCGGCCGCTCCGCCTCCTCAGTGATCGTCGGGTGGTCCCAGAACATCTTCAGGCCCTTCTTGAACACCCTGGGGCCGTCCCGCTCCAGGAGCTCCGGCGAATAGAAGCCCGAGCTCCCCCAGCCCGGCTGGATGATCTTGACGGGGATCGTGCCGTCATCCCGAACAGCCCGCTCCACCAGGGGGACAATGCCGCTCTCGATTACTTCTGCCCCCTCCGGCGCGTCCGGCGCCACCGTCCACCGACCCCGCTTGAACAGCGCCGGCGCGTTGTCCGTCATGGCCTGGTGAAAGGCGTCCAGGGCGTCCCCGATGGCCCCCGACATGGCGATGCGCTCCTCCCGAGTCACATACCCATTGCCGAAGAGGTCGTCTGCGATGTTGGTGAAGGCTGCGTGAATGCGGCTCTCCAGCCACTCGGCCACGTTGGCAGCCTCTTCCAGTGACGCCGCCTCTTTGATCCCGCCTGGCATCTCGTCTGCGCCCTTGTCTGGGTTCGCCTTGCGCCAGGCCGATCGCACCTTGCGCTTGACAGCCGCCAGGTCATCAGCGGGGATCTGCACCTTCTGGCCCCGGAAGCCAGGCCCCAGGGCCGCCGCAGCTGCCCCCACGATCCGCGCATCCGGCTTCCCGCCAGGCGTCGATGTGAGCCGCAGCTTCCAGGTCGACGGCTTCTGTGGGTCTGGCACGTAGGCGTAGTCGCCAGCCGGAAAGTCCTTGCCGTCCTCCCGCTTCGTCACCGCCTCGTCCAGTCCCCGCAACCGCCGCTCCGCCTCCGTCCGGGCGTCCCGCTCCTTCTGGAGGGCCGACCGCAGCCCACGGGTGTGGGCCTCCAGCAACTCCCTGGTCTCCAGTGGCTGCTCCGCAAACCATTCCTCAAAGGACAGCATCTCGCTTACCCCCCACTTCCCACTCTTTGAAAGAGCTCGTCACAACGGCACCCAGGGAACCGCAGTGGGTGCATGTGCCCGCTCGAATGCTCCTGGTCGATCGGGATCCACCCGTCCGCCTGGTTCGCCTGGCAGCCGGCGCTCACTCGGTCGTCGCCCATGGTGCTCCAGTACTTCTCCATCTCGACCCCAGCGTCCCGCAGGTCCTGCGCCACGATCCAGTTGCCAGCCTCGTACGCCTCGCCAGCCTCCGTCACGGCCACCAGGTGCGCCCGGCTCCTGATGTGCTGCTGCGGCTTGCCGATGGCGAACTCTTCGAAGCGCTTGGTGATCTCCTTGGCCATCCGGTCGTAGCTCCAGCCCTCGTCCACACCCTGGGTCACGATCCGCTTGATCTCCTCCCGGGTCGTCTCGTTGATCCGGGTCACCAGTGCCGCACCGTGCTCCCGCAGGTAGGCCACGGCCCGGGGGTTCTTCAGATCGAAGCTCCCGATGATCTCCCCCGCCCTCAGGTCCCTGGCCATCGACGTCCCCGCCGCCAACAGCGCCGCCCGGGCTGCGACCTGGATGGGGTCCTCGAACAGCTGCCCCGTCTCCATGGTCACGGTCAGCCAGATCGCCAACCACTTCCCCTCGTTCAGGGCCTCGCTGAACTCGCCCCGCAGGGCGCCGAACCGTTGCACGAACAGCCGCCCCTGTCGCCGGAACGCCCGCTGCATCGCCCGCTCCAGCTTCCGCTCGATGGGCGCCAGAGCTCGCCGCTTCGACGCCCGGTGCGCCCGCTCGCAGAACAGGTCCAGGTCGTCCAGGAACCGCTCCAACGCATCAGCCAGGACGTCAGCCGTGGTTGCCATAGCGCCTCACAAACTGGGAGATCGCCTCCCGCAGCTCGCCAACCGCCTCGGCCATCTGCGCCTCGGCCGGCCGCACCACCCCGTCCGGCGTCTCCTCATCCGGCGGGTAGAGCGTCTCCATCAGGGCGTCGATGTCCTCCTCGCCCAGGGCGCTCAACAGGAGCCGGGTCAGGGTGGGTCCGCCCATGGTGCCTGCCGGCGGCATGCCCCGCAGCGTCGCCGCGTCCACGATGGCCCCCACCCGCTCGCCCACGTCGTGCTCCAGAAGCTCGGGGAAGTCGACCCGCACCGTGGCGTCCCGCTCTCGCAGCTCGCCGGTCTCCGGGTCCTCCACCTGCTCCAGGTGGACGATGGGCGTCCCGTCGTCGTCGGCCTCGATGGACCCTCGGAGCAGGCCCCGCGGCGCCCGTACCGCCCATTCGATGGCGTACGCACAGAGCGACCGGAAGATGTCCGCCCAGAGCGTCTGGCGGGCCAGCATCTTGAGCTCCGTCGGCCGGTCCAGGCTCTTGGCCGTGGCCAGCGTGCCCACCGACACGTCGCCAAAGAAGCTCTCGGGCAGGCCCGTGGAGGCCGCCACCATCAGCAGCAGCCGCCGGCCATCCTCCGCCGAGGTCGTCGCCCCGGCTGTCCGCACCGGCGAGAGGCCCACACCCTGCTGGGCGATGAACGCCGCGCCCGTCACCGGCGGCGGGTTGCTCTCCGTGGCCGTCGTGGAGCTGCCGTACGTGCTGCCCAGCTTCGTCTTGGCCGCCGAGACCGCCGCACTGCCGCCCTTGACCCGCACGTTCCAGGCGAACCGGGCGTAGGCCCGCACGATGGTGGACCAGTCCTCCAGGAAGTTCTTGTAGGCCTTGGCCCAGTCCAGCGCGGCGTAGACCTCGGAGACGCCGAAGCGCATGTCCGTCAGGCAGCCCACCCGGACGTGGTAGACTGGGGACTCCCACTGCACGGACAACGTGGCGCCGCCCACCTGCACGCTCTGGGGCTTCGTGGCCGGCGTGTACCGCCAATCTGGGTACAACGCCTCGTGCTGCGTCGTCTCCCCGCCGATGCTGCGTTGGGTCCAGCTCCGGCGGTAGTACCAGGGGTCCTTGCTGTCCTCGGGGTTGCAGATGACGTCGTCCACCTCGTCGACCGGGATGGTGCGCACCCGCAGCCGGCCGTTGAGTTTGTTGGGGAACAGCACGAAGAACAGGTTGCCGAACAGGGTGAGCTCGGTCTCTTTCAGCATCCGGGCCTGGTGCGACGTCAGCTCCGCCTGGTTCTTGGCGTCGCCCATGAACTGCTGCACCACCCCGTTGACCAGGTCATCCTCGGCCTGCACGTTGACGCCCTGGCCGAAGACGTAATGGGCCTGGATGTTGACGCCCCGCTGGATCAGCGGGTTCTTCAGCCAGAACAGGCGGGTCAGGTGGTTGATGTTCCGCAGCCCCTGGCGGCTGAACTCACGCTCCACTTCCTGGCCGATGCGCTGCCAGCCGATGTCATCCCGCTCCAGCTCCACCAGCCGCTCCTGCAGGAGCTCCAGGTTGCCGGCCTGCTGGCTGATGGTCTCCCGCAGCTCCGCCAGTTGGCCCCTGTTCAGTTGTTCGCCCAGACGTTGCAGAACGCTCATGGCTGCCTCACAGCGGTGAGATCTCCACCGGGTCGTGGTACACGTAGACGCCCTCCTCCACCGGCGGAGGCCCCAGCATCCCCAGGACGCCATACCGCAGGGCGTCCAGCATGTGGTATCGGTTCTTGCCCTTGATCCGCTCCGTGGGCTGGCCACCGGCGTCCAGCTCCCGGCTGTACGTGTTGAATTCGTCCACCAGGTGGTCGCAGCCCCGAAACACGAAGAGCTGCTTCGCCTTCAGCAGCCGAATGATCGTGTCGATGCCAGATTCCACCTCGGCGATCGGCGGCTCTTGCAGCGGGATCCCCTCCGCCGCCCAGTCCCAACGGTACTGGTGCTCGCTCTTCGCCCCGCCTGCCCAACGCACCACCCGCTCCCTGGCCGACAGCTGCCGCACCGCCTCGCAGTGCTCCGGCGTGGTCCGCCCGCCCTCCAGGTACTCGCGGTAGACGTAGTACGCCTGCCGCGCTGGGTCCTCTGCGATCCAGAGGGCGCCGGTGTGCAGGGGTCCTGGGTCGACGCCAAAATAGCGTGGCCACTCCACAGGGATCGGGAACGGATCCACCAGGTGGGTCGCCTCGTCGAAGTCGCCGTAGATCAGGCCGGCTGGCCTGGCAAACTGGCCGCCGTACATCATCAGGAACTTCCACAGCGGCATGGTCCGCCTGGCTCGCTCGAACTCCCGCCTGGGGAACAGGGGATTGACGATGCTCTCGGCCTGCACGACCAGGTGATCGGGGTCTCCCGCCTGCCAGGGGTCGAACACCTGCGTCTTGAGCCAGCCGAGGTTGTACGGCGTCGTCGTGCCCAGAACACGGCCCTCCGCCAGCGCCAGGCGCCGCTGGACGGCTTCCCAGGCCAGAAGCGTGAAGTCGTCGTGGCCACATTCGTCCATCCACGCCGCCCGGGCTGTGGCGGACTCCAGGCCGCCGGCCGCGTTCGCCGACCGCAGGATGATGCGCCCCCACATGGGGTCGTCGGCCCGGCTGGCCCAGAACTCCCCCCGCTCCGGGTCCCTCAGCTCGATGATCCGCTCGCCGGACCAGTACCGCCCGATCCCCAGGAGCTGCTCGAAGACCGCGCGCATCTCGGGCAACATCTTGAGCTTGAACAGGTCGTAGGAGGCGGTAGCGGCGATGTAGTCGCCCTGCCCCCGTCGCCTGATCTCCCGCTCCAGCCACCAGGGACCGAAGCTGGTCTTCCCGCTCTGCGTGCCGGCGATGAACCACGTGAAGCGCCGATCGCTGCGCCACACCTTGGCCTGGGCCACGTGAAACCGCAGTTGGAGCTGCTGGCCGTTGATGCGATACAGGCTCATTCATCCGCTTCTTCGCCCTCTGGCGGCAGGATGGCCACGACCTCACGGAAGGCGATCTGGTCGCCCTGACTCGTTACGTCCATCTGCTGCTTGCGGCCGCCAGTCTCCTTGGCCAGGTCGTCCAACGTCGCCCGGTACTGGTCGATGAGTGCAGAGTTGAACCGTACGAGGTCGACCCGCTCGGCATGCTCACCCCCGCCGATCTGCTTCACGTCGGGCAGCCACACCTTGTCACGGCTGCCACGGTCGGATTCGTAGGCGATCTCCCTCTCCAGGAAGTCCAGGAGATCCTTGAGCTTCTGCACCCGCTCATGGACCAGGGCGGCGCCGCTGGCCAGGATCTCCTCGACCCGGGCCGTCTTCTCCGCCTCAATGTGGGCGTCGTAGGCCTCGGCGCGGGCCTGCCAGCCGTAGCGAGAGGACCAGGTGGCCAACGTGCGCAGATGCTTCGTGGGCGGCTGGCTTGATGCATCCCCGACGTAACGCCGTTGCAGCTTGGCCAGGCTCCGGCCGGGACCCATGCGGAGGTAGTCGTTGCACGCGATGACGTGCCGACTGCCCTCCCCCTGTCCCTTCTCGCCTACGATCAGCTCAGGCACCGTGCCCCCTTAACGCAAAAAGCCGAGACTACCCCCACAGCTCTCGCTGGGAGAGATAGTCCCGGCCCTTCTCACGGTAACCGACGCCCCTGCAACCTCACGGCCGCAGGGCTATGTTGTCAATCAGGCAACGTCTCCAGGTGCTCTGTCCGCTTGACCTGCACGCTGTTGCCGGCACAGTCAAACGTGATACTGAGCTTCGGCGTCGTCTCCAGAATCTCCTGGTGCTGCACGAGGTACCGGATGATGCGCCTCAATCGCGGCGTGAGCTGGACAGCACATCCATGCCGCTGAACCTCGATGCCGTTGCCCTCTGTCATGAGTCTACCACCACTGCCGGAATATGTCAATACCCTCTTCCGCGGCACACGTACGTACGTATCCGTACGACCTGTCCGCCCCGCACGCACCCCCGCACGCCCAAGAGGGGAGGGGGATCACTCGCCGGCGCCCCTCGCAACCTTCTCCAGGTACTTCCGAAACATCAGTCGCCCCCGCCCCGTCAGTCGTACGCCCTGGTTCGGTGACTTTGGGTTGCGCCAGATGATGTACCCCTCTCGCAGCAGCTCCGCCCGACATGCCCGATACTCGTTGAGGCTGAACGGCTTGCCTGCTCCGCTCCAGCGCTCCTCGGCCAGCGACTCGCCAA